AGGAGGGCTGCGACTCTGATTTTTTTTTATCGTCGACCGTTGGCACTGTGGCCGAAATTAAAAACGTGAACACCTCCAGCAATTCATCAAGCGACAACACATCGCCAATTGTTTCCCGGCTGAATGGCACGTCGATGTTTTCCCATCCAGTGAGACACACCGAGGCCGCGTCGATGATGGCATCAAACTTCGCTGGCAAGTCGCCGCCTTCCAGAGATCCCATCAATCCGATCAGCTTTCGCTGCTGGTTTAATGTCGGCGCTTTGGCAAAAATTTTCGGCTGTGGCGTCTTGTCGAGATCGCACGCCAAAACCATCGTCAACTTGGAATTCGGGTCGAGACTACGAGGCATAAACGCTTTCAATCAAATGCAATGGTGAGTTCTGTGTCGACGCTGCTGCCAGCCGTCGCCAGCCAGGTAAGATCATCTGTCAGCATGTCGTTCCGATTGCCCTGCTGCTTGTTCTCCAACTGAGCTTTACTCGCGGTGAATGTGACAGCTGAACCTGATGCACCGACACGAGCAACAAGCGAATACGGCAGGCTGCTCAGCCAGTGGGCGTCTCGGTCTTGCGTTGCAACCAGAACCGATTCTGGATCCGCCGTGATGACTGGCGCACGATTCGTAATCAATGCTGAAACGTACCCAGAACGATCCGTTGCGTTGACACACTCCCGCATAATGACAGAATTGCCCAAATCGATTTCAACGTTTGAAGTGCAGAGGGCGACAGAGTTCCATGTCAACGCACCGGCTGCGAATCGTAGCGGGAGAACAGTCGGATAGGTTGGCGTGATCAGGGCCGTGTCGGTTTCGTTGCTGGAGTATTTGCCAGTGAACGTGAATTCCACATAGGCTGTTTTGCCAGTCGGCAAAACAAACTTTGCCGTGCCCATCGCACCAGACAACAGTATCCGTTTTCCGTCCTTGTAGTGACCGATCGTAATCGTTTTGACGTTGCTGCCGGGAGCTTCTGTTTTTGGCGAAAACGTTCCGGCTGAATCGACCCAGCCACAGGCCGGAAGCAAAACTGACGCCCATGTCGGGATGTCGGTTCCGTTGTAGCTCAGCCCCATTTTTACCGTGCAGGTTCCGGTCATGCCTTCCGGCATTGATTCAAGGTAGTTGAACCCGCCTTGGCCTTCGCGGCGAGTCATGGCGATATTCGGCTGAATGTTGAAATCTTCCGCGTTGAATACGCCTTCAGCGCCGGTTAGCGATTCCGCGGTTCCGATGGTCGTCTCAACCTTGGCAGCGAATACTGATTTTCTTCGAAGCAGTGGCATGATTGTTTCCTATTTCGACACGAGCCCTTCAGCCCGAAGAATGTTCAATTTGATTCGTCGTTCCATCTGCTTTCGCAGCTCGTCATTGATTCGCTTGATTTGCGGCTTCGTGAACTTGTTCTTGACGTATGCCCCGAACGCTGACACCCCTCGAATGTGAATAATCGGCAAGCGATCTTTGCCTACTCTGCGAAACGCATTGCCACGCCATCTGGTATTCATCACACCGGGTTTCGGTCCCTGAAAAGCTCCCTCGACTCGATTCCGTCCGCCCTGTTTCGAAATCTTGAACGAGACGCCTTTTTTGTCCTGCCTTGCTCCGAAGTGCCTGAGTCCAAGTCGCCTTGTCTTTGCAATGCTAACCGTCGTCTTTGGCTGGTCCGCTGTGGCTTTCGCCTGAATCTTTAGTGGGGCTTCCGACTCTTTTTTCTTGATGGCGATAACGCTTCGAACGTCTCGCCCGATGTCCAGTTTTGTTTTCTTCGCAGTGGCGTTGATAGCCGCCGCCAGTTCTCGTCCGAATTTCTTTTTTGCTTTGCCAACAGACTCACGCAGCCGCGTCAACTGCTTCGCGTCGATGTCAATTGCAATCATGCTCGCACCGTGTATGGATCGCCTTCAGTCACTCGATAAGTCACCGTCAGCGGAATGGCGATGCCGTCATAGCCGCCATCTGGAGCAACCGTTTGCTGTGCTCCTATGTCCGCCAAAACTGCCAGTTCCCCGAACGTGTGCCATGAATCTGGATCGTTCACAATAGCCCTATGAATCTCCGCCTCCATGACATCCTCATACACCTCAACTGGCGTCGTGTCCTTTTCGCTTGGGGCGATGTGAACGCGAATCAGAAATGTTTGCTGATACCCAACCGCTGGAGGATTTCCCGGGCAGTCAATGTCTGGAACTCTTGTCACTTCGCCGCGAGTCAAAACAATCAGTCCGTGTTGCGGTGTGTATGTCGCCAGCTTTGTCGGCCTGACGACATCGACGAACGAATATGCACCAGCACTGCCGGACACTAACGCCTGAAGCCGCGCAAAGATCTCATCTGAGATTCGCGAAACGACCGGCGTTTGAAGCGTCACCGACATATCAGCACCAGCATTCCTTCATCATGTTCCGACAGCAACTGCACAGAACGTTTCGTCGCCGTTTCGCCGATGCGAACAGGCAGCTTGATCATGTCGCCGCCAGTGTTAAGTTCTTCGCTGCTGATGCCTGTTGTGGCACTGTTGGCAACTCGTACTTCAAACTCTGGAACGATTTGCTCGTCCGGACCAAATGTCGACACCTGATTTCGAGTGACGACGGCCCATATCGTTCGTGGTGTCGCAGGCGTACCGAACCGATGCGGGTAATATGTCACCTGCTCTCGGAAGTGGCCTTCCTGCAGAAACACACCCACCGCATCAGTTGCGATCCGTTCCGCAAGGCTCATCAGCTTCGCTTGCCTTCGATCTTGATGTAATCGATCGTGACGCTGTCAGTGTTTGTGTCGGCCGTTTTCTGAAGCTGCACATATGGCTGCAAGCCTGCAGTGTACCCGCTCATATCGAACGTCGTTGATGCTGCAACGCGAACACCATCCACGTAGAACTTGACGTTGCTCTTGCCGCCCGTGAAGTCGATCACGAACTTCTTGTATGTGTCGGAAAGCGATGCCCCGGTTGCGATGTCATCTTTATCCGTTGTTCCGTCGTCTGACTCGACAACCAGAGTGTTGCTTCCGATGATTCGAAAGCTTGCATGAGCTGCAATTGAGTCAATCGCATCATTGCGAGCCGACGCCAAACCGAATGCGAGCGACGTCGCGGTGTCGAGCGTTGCAGTTGTCTTGACTCGCATTTCGATGCGCTGAATTAAATCGATGTCCCAATTGAGCACGTCCGACTGAAACAAGCAAACGTTCTGCACTTCGCTTGTGTTGTCGAATGCCAGCGTAGCTTCACCATTGATGCCGCCGACAGTGTATGTCGGCGTTCCAGCCGATGACGTGTCCGCAATATCCCAGCGGTCCTGATTTGTCGGCGACGCGGTAAGCGTCATTGGACCAAGAAAGTCCTCTTCAAACTTTACAAAATCCTGAATTCCTGCCATCGTTTTAGTCCTTATGTCTAACGGGTCATCGCATCTCGCTACCGTAGCAATTTGCTTTCAAAAGTCCGGCCGATCACATGACCGGCCGGACGGTTTCAAACTGCCAGAGCATTAGGCTCCGGCGTGCTTGTACAGGCCGCGGAAGTCGATGGCAGCAACGCCAAACGTCTGACGCACCTTGTACTTGTAAACGTCCTTGTCGAAGTCCCATTCGTTTTCGAGAACTGGGGACTGCTCGCCCTCAAGGAAGGTGATTTCGACCGTATCAACCTGGCTGTTGTTCGCGGCCAGATACCAGGCTGTGGAACTGTTTGCATCCAAGAGCGGTTCAACGATAACCTTCAGAGGTCGATCACCGTTTGGCCCGTAGATGTTCTTGGTATTGCTGTTGCCAGCAGCAGAACCACCGACAGACGGATCAGCAATAGATCCCAGCAACTGCAGTGCTGTTGCACTGATGGCCGCCGGAACGATCAGGAACGCTGGCTGGATATTCAGAATCACGTCTGAACGCAGGCCCTTCTTGGTCATCATGCTGATGTATGCTGTGTTCAGAGTTGTGACACTCGGAGCACCTGCACCAGTCGTGAGGTTTGCATGGCCACCGGCAGTGGTCTGGGCCGTTGTGTTGAACAGCAGACCAGTGTCAGCCATTGCGGCGTTTGCTGTCAGAACACCGTAAACGGACTGATTCTGCAACCGTCGACAGGCTGCTCCCTGCATTGCAGGAATGCGGCTGATTGCGTCGAGGTCATCGTTGACAACGGTTTCCCAAGTCACGGTAAACATGTTGCCGTACTTGCTGACCTTGTAGACTTCCTTTGCATCGCTCATTTTCGCTTCTGGATATGGGTTGCCTTCCGGCACCATTTCAGGCGTACCCATTTCGCTGAAG